AACTGTAGAAGCACTAGTGGAATCGCTAATCCTTAAGGCTCGCAATGCAGACGGAACAAAGATGTTTACAAATGCAGACAAAGTCACTTTTATGAACGAAGTTGATCCCAACATTGTGATCAAAGTAGTTGGTGAAATAAACGATGCAATTGATCAGAATGACGGAGAGATAGAAAAAAACTAACAAAGGATCCAGATCTGATGTTTATGTATAGACTGGCAAAGGATTTGGGTCGCACGTTAGAAGAAATAATGGAAATGAGCACACTGGAGTTTAGGGGGTGGGCCGCATTTTACAAGTGGGAAGTAGATGAAGCAAAACGAGCACAAACGAAGGCTCGTGCTACAAAAAGGTAAGGAGCAGAGATGGCAGTAGGTGCAGACGCAACAATAGAAATAGATGTTGACATACATAAAGCCCAACGAAGTCTGGGTACGTTAACCAATGCCTTTAAAGCATTAGCAGGTGCAGTGGCAGTCAGAGAGATAGTCAGTTTCGTTGACGCCGCTACACAAATGGAAAACAGACTGCGTCTAGTCACAGGCAACAGTCAAGAACTAGCCTCTGCTATGCGTCGTGTTAAAGAGATCAGTAATGCAACAGGTGCTGATATCGCAACTACTGCTACCCTTTACCAGCGTTTAGCCAGTGCCAGTGACGTTGTTGGTTTAACACAAGAAGGTGTTGCTAGAACAACAGAACTATTGAGTAAGGCATTGAGTAGTGCTGGTTTAAGTACTGCTGAATACAGCAGTATCGTCACACAGTTGAGCCAAGCGTTTAACGCTGGTAGGTTGAGCGGTGACGAATTTAGAAGTGTGACAGAAGCCTTCCCAAGTCTCTTGCGTATGGTTGCAAAAGAGATGGGCGTCAGCATCACACAGATGAAGTCACTGGCCGCTGAAGGTAAGATTACTGGTGTTGTTCTACGTGATGCTTTCTTAAACAATGCCGCAGAGATTGAAGCAACCTTTGGCAACAGAACAGAAACCATTGGACAACAGATTAACAAACTAAAGAACAATGCAATTACATTGTTTGTTGAGTTTGAAAATAAAACTGGCGTAGTTAGAAAATTAACTGCGGCACTGGGTTTCCTTGCTAACAATATTGATTTGGTTGTCAAAGCCGCAGTCGCATTTATTGCCACAATGGCAGTAGCCAGAATTCAGGCTATGACAGCGGCTATTGGTGGACTAGCCACAGGCTTTAGAAGTCTAGGTGGTGCAATCATCACAGCAATGGCACCATTCAAACGCTTTGCTTTAATATTTGCCGCATTGGCTATTGGTGAAATGATTTACGATCAGGTAGTCACACCATTGCGTGAAGCAGGTAAGAGTTGGAAAATTATTGCAACCAAGATGGCAGAGGACTTCTTAAACGCTTGGATACAGGTTCCAGACTACTTCTTATCATTGATTGACAATATGGCAGAAAAAGGTGCTAGAAGTCTACGTGGAATGACACGTAATATATTAGACTTCTTTAACATCACACCACCTGCTTGGTTAGAAGAAACTGAAAAGGAAGATGCGTTTGTCAAAAGAATGCAGAAAAAACTTGCTGACGCATTGGAAACACGTCATATCAAGTTCTTAAGTGATGAAGAATATAAAGAACTGCAGGATATAGAAAATCGTTATAAGAATATTAAGGATACTGTTGAAGACACACAAGGTGAATTAACCAAAGAAGCAGAAACAGTAGCAGAAGTAAACAAAGAATTAGAAACTATGTTGAAAAACTTTGACAAAAAGTTAGCAGACCTACTAATTCAAAACAAATATCTTGACGATCAACTTAAATTAACCAAAGACCAGGCTGAAATTAATTATGAAATGGCTAAAGTACTGCAGGATATGAGTGCTGAAGCCAAAGCATTAAGAGCAGAAGAAATAAAACAGTACGAAACACAACTTCAGATAAAACAATCGTTAGAAGATCAATTGTATGTTAAAGATATGATGAGAGATCTTGACGAGAAAATTTTAGTAGCACAACTAAAGACAACAGAAGCACAGGAAGTACAGTCAGATTTACTAGAGTTTCAGCGAAATGTAAGTAAAGAAATTTATACACAGTATGAAGCACAGGTTAAAGCCAAGTTAGAACAGATACAACTGTTAGAAAAAGAATTAGAGATACAGAAAGAAATTGCATCAGCCATAGAGAAGTATGATGAAGTATTAGGTGGCAGTATTGCAAAACAAAAACAAGAAATAAAAGAATTACAAACTCTAATGGCCAGTGCCACTGGAGGAGACGCAGGCAAACTTAACGCAATGATACTGCGTCAAGAAAAAGAATTAAGAGCAGAAATCTTAAAACTTATTGGTGATGGCGAAGGTGCTCTACGCAAACAACAAGAACTTGAGATAGATAGAATTAACTATCTACGAGATCAGCAGATTATCAACGCTGAAGAAGCAGGTAGAGCAGTAGCAGAAATCAATAGAAGATATGCTGACGAGATTTACGATTACAAGATTCAGAAGATGGAAGATGAACTTGCTCGTGAATTAGAGATGAATGGTATACGTGCTAGAATAAACGGCAAAGATGTTAAGTTGATGGAAGTCAGCAGAGACACAGCCAAACAGATTGCACGTGAGCGTACAGAGTTTGAAAAGAAAACAGAGTACGACAAGACACAGTTCTTTATGGAACAGACAGCCACAGTATTCAATGCTCTTGGTGCACAAAACAGAAAAGCATTTGAAGCGGCAAAAGCAATGAACATTGCGGTGGCAATGATGAACACATACAGAGCGGCAACAATAGCATTAGCCAGTTATCCACCACCATTTAACTTTATTGCTATGGCAGCCGCTATTGCTACAGGTCTCGCACAGGTAGCCGCAATTAGAAGTCAACAGTATTCAGGACGAGCACTAGGTGGTGGTGTTATGGGTGGCGGTAGTTATTTGGTTGGTGAAAGGGGTCCAGAGATCTTTACACCAGCCACTAACGGCAACATCACTAGAAACAGTGACATTGGCGGTGGTGGCACAACCAATGTAAACTTTACAATCGTAGCCAATGACACAAGGGGATTTGATCAACTGTTGACAGAACGCAGAGGAGTAATTACACAGATTATTGCTGACGCAAATTTAGAGAGAGGACGTAGATAATGGCTGATGTAGCACAAACATTTCCCACAAGTCCTGGATTCCAAACTGTTGATTTCTCTACGGTGACTCCAGGTATTACCACAGAAACTAACAGTGGTAAACTACGCAGAAGCAATTTTGGACACAGTTATTATACCTTTACTGTTCGTTATCCAAGTCTAACCTACGATCAGGCACAGACTATACAGGGCTACATTAATCAGACACAAGGACAGGTTAATAGTTTTGAAATAGTATTGCCAAAGATTTCAGAGTCTCGTGCTAACAATGCCAGTGCTACTGCTACACTATTGACAGACTATAACGCTGGAGCAAGACGAGTCACTGTGACAGGATTAAGTAATGGTGATGAAGTATTAAAAGCAGGCGATTACTTTAAGTTTAGCAATCACACCAAAGTATATCAAACTGTCAGCACAGTCACTGCCAATGCCGCAGGACAAGCGGACATTGACTTTGGTGGTATGTTGGTATCAACAGTATATTCAGGTAATGTCACAGTAGACAGAAGTTCAGTACCGTTTACCTGTGTAATAGAAACAGAAAATGTAGATGTAAGTTATAACGCAGGGGGTATAACCAGTATAGCATTAGAGATGCGTGAGGTCTGGTAATGAAATCATTTAGCACCAACCTACGCACACAAATCTACAGTGATAGATTTATTGCTATCCATCTTTTACGTATGGACACTCCTAGTCCTATGTACTTTGCCAGTGGTGGACTCAACATCACAGCACACAGCCTTACCTATACAGCACTAGGTGATTTTATTGGATTCAGTAGACTACAAGAAGACTTTGATGTTAAGGTTGGTAAGTTTACGGTGTTCCTCTCTGGCGTAAATTCTACAACTGTAAATAGTTTTGTTGATGATGATTATGAAGGCAGTCGTGTTCGTGTTTACAAAGCATTTTTAGATAGAAACACAGGACAGGTAGTAGACAGTACTCCAATCTTAATGTTTGACGGACAGATTTATAATGTACAGATAAACGAAAGCGAAAGAACTTGTCAGGTTAATGTAGAATGTTCAAGTTTATTTGCTGACTTTGAAAGAATAGCAGGACGCAAAACCAATAACGGTAGTAATTGGTTGTTCCAGGGCAATACAGCAGACAAGTGTTTTAGTTTTGCTGGTGTAGTTGGAACAGAAGAATTTAAATGGGGACGAAACGAGTAATGGAAGTTAGGACAATAAAGCCAGAAGATTTAGATTCAACACTAGACATAGTAGAAGAATACTTTAGTGATCTCGCTGACTACAATCCTGATGATGCTGTTGAAACTGTAAAGACTTACACAGCACAATATCATTACACGTGGCAAACTGCCTATATTGATTCTACTCCTGTAGGATTTGTTGGTGGATACATTATGGCGGCTCCTTGGAACGAACAGAAATTAACTGGATACATTACTATGATATATCTAGTTGAAGAACACAGTACAGTTATAAACTATGAAACTTTGATTGATTATTTTACACGCTGGACTAGTGAACTAGGTGGCACTCGTGTTAGTTTTATCGCAGTGGAACCAGAACTACAAAACAATTTTAATCGTTTTGACGCAACAGAAAGAAGGATTGACTAATGGGTTTCTTCAGTAAAGTTTTTAGTCCAGTAAAGAGTATTGTTAAGAGCGTCATTGGCGTTGTTAGTAGTGTTGTAAAGGCGGTTGTTGATGTAGCAATGAGTGTTGTAGACTTTG